ATGGGGTCAGGTTGCTACTGCTGGTATTGCTGATGATGCTGTTACGGCAGCCAAAATTGCTGCTGGTTCTGTGGCTGCTTCAGAGTTGGCTTCTGATGCTGTAACGACAGCAAAGATTCTTGACGCTAATGTGACCCTTGCTAAATTGGCTTCGGCTGTGGCTAACGCTCTTGTTCCTGTAGGAACCATTGCTGCTTATGCTGGTGTTACTGCTCCGACTGGTTGGTTGCTTTGTAACGGCACTAGCACTACTGGCTATACATCTTTGGCTGCTTTGGTTGGTGCTACTACTCCTGATATGCGTGGTCGTTTCCCTATTGGTGATAATGCCACGTTGACTTTGCTTGGTACTGGTGGTTCGCTTACTATTGCTGAGGCAAATCTTCCTTCCCATAGCCATACGTTTAGTGCTACTACTGGGGCTATGTCGGCTAATGCTTCACCGAGCCATAGCATTACTGACCCTGGACATAGCCACACCATTGATACTTTTGACCCTGTTACTGGTGGTTCACAAATTGGCGCACCTGACCCTGCTTACGGCGCAAATACTGGTGATGAAGCCAATGTGGTCAACACGGCGACCACAGGCATCAGCATTGCTGCTCACGACATCGCCCACACCCACACAGTTTCAGGCACCACAGGCACAGGTTCAGGCTCAGGCACCGACTACTACCAGCCACACCTTGTAGTAAACTACATCATCAAACACGACTAAGGAAAAACAATGATAAAAATTCAAACCCTCATCGGAAGAATCATCGCAGTCTTCGGCTCATCAGCATTAGCAGCCGTAGCAGGTGGCGCAATCTTCGGCGTAGAACTTTGGAAATCAGCAGCCATCGCAGGCTTTATGGCGGCAGGAAAAGTAACCGAAGCGTTGCTTCGTGCCTGGTCAGAAGACGGCACTCTTACGAAAGAAGAAGTTGCAGCAGCCTTCGGTAAGAAGGGCTAGTAGATACGCCGTTGTCACGGCGTTTATAACATTGTTTCTATGGTCGGGTTCTGTTCAAGCGCAGAACCCAATCATCACAGAACCAACAGACATTTGGTTTGAATACAACGAACCAACACAATTCGTAGCGCAAACCTATATGGTTGAAGGCTATCCATCCGACCCGATGCTGTGGCTTTATGACGAACAAGGCGTACAACTCGCAGCGAATGATGACTCGTATGGTTTACAGTCGTACATCTCTATAGCCGTACCTGCTGGTCGTTACAGACTGAGGGCTGGTATTTGTTGTGGCGACCCTAACGCTTGGCGCACAAATGGAGGCTGGAATTTACAGTATGAACTGGGGTTCAACGGGGTTGGGTCTATGCAGACAACTACCACAGAAGAACAGACAACCACAACATCCACGTCAACAACGTCAACAACAACCACCACATCCACATCTACAACAACATCCACCACAACGACAACAACCACAACAACGATAGCCCCGACAACCACAAGCACAACTTCCACAACTGTTGAGCCGACCACCACGACTTCAACTGCCACCACCACAACTGTCGTTCAACCCACCACGTCAACTTCAACTTCAACCACCACATCATCTACCTCCACCACGGTTCCTGTTACTACAACAACAGAAAATTCTACAACAACCACAACTATTCCTGTAGAGATACCACCCGTTATCAGTGAGGAGCAGGCTGTTGAATTGGCTACCAGCCCTGAAGTGTTGGCTACCATCACAGCAGAAGAAGCAACCCAAGTTTTTGAGGCGTTGAATGTAGATGACTTATCTGATGCTCAGATTGAACAACTTGTGGCAGCAGTACAGGATGCACCACAGGAAGTCAGGGAAGCCTTTGAGGAATCGGTGGACATTTTTGGTGGGGCTGTAGATACCTATGTGCCTGTCGGGTCCAATATCCCTGTGTCTCAGAGGCGAGCATTGATTGCTATAGCAGGTGTGGCAGCAGCAGCAGCCGTGGCGACCAGACGGAAATGATAACCTGACCGTTATGAGTAAATATTTTGGTGCTATTACTTCGTTGTTGTTATGGGCTGCTGGTACAGGTCTTGTACTTGTCACCTTGTCTGGCGATACATTGAGCAAGGCTATGTATATCAGCGTTGCTGCTTTGCTTGTCAACATTATTGCTATTGCCCTGGGTGTGGGAATAGACGAGTAGATACGACAGTGCCCCTAGCAAGGGAGAAAGGGGGAAACGACCTTGCTAAGGGCAATAGAAATTGTAGCACTGCTATATTTGTAAATGCAACCTGAGCAGGAAGATTTTTATGCCAAGAAAATACAGTTACTACCCTAGTTTTGATGGCAAGAAGGCACAGCCTGGTACTGAGAAGTTGGCTGATTTGTGTAAGCGTAGATGGAAGACGCAGAACTTGGGGATTTATCAGCCGAGGTTGATGCGTAACTCTCATACTGAGGGTAAGAAGATTGGCGACCCTGGTATGGAAAAGTGGATGTCTGTTCACGCTACTGGTGCTGCCGTGGACATTGGCTATACGGACCGTAAGGTTGGCGTGGCTATGTGGGATTGGTTTATCAAGTACACGAAGGAACTGGGCATTGAGGAGATTCACGACTATGCCTTTGATAAGGATGTCAAGGATGGCAAGCCTGGCTATGGAAGAGGCTTCAGGTGCTCAAGAGGTGAGAACGAGGCAGGGGTAAAACTTTTCACCAAAGATGATAATGCAGGGTCGTTCGGAGGGAAGTGGTTGCACCTAGAACTTTCTCCTGAGATGGCTAAAGACGCAGAAAAGTTTGAAGCAGCCTGGCGAGCCTTGCCTAAGCCTGAATGAAACGTGCAGTGATGTTTGCTCTTATCTTGTTTGGTTGTATTGGTGCCAGTTGTATAGCAATTTTGTTGTCTGTGTGGATTGAAGCCGTGAAGATTAGTAACGGGAAAAGACGATGACTGTTGCGCAGTGGATTATTACGGCTGGTGCTGTGGTGGGTGCGCTCGGTATTATTTTCCATACTGTCATCAAACCTGTCGTCAAGTGGGCTACGAGGATTGAGCAGGCTGTGAGTTTGGTGGAGTCCAATATGTTCAAGAATGGTGGGTCGTCTATGCGTGATGCCATCAACAGAATTGAAGAACGTATTACATTTGTGGAAGCGTATATCACTAAGCCTGACTGATAATGTCGTGGGTCCTATGACGTTGACTCAGTTGTTTTTAATCAGGAAATTTTTGGTAAGGGTAGTGGCTAGGGGGGTGGAGGAGGATGAACTTATCCAAGTGATAAACGCTTTGGATAGTTTGATACACCACCACCAAGCAGCATAGTAAGATAAACCTGTGACCCCACTATCACAGTTCTACATCTGCCCCATCTGTGGTGAAGGCTGGCACAAGTCCGAAGGAAGATACTGCCCTGAATGTAGAACAGAAGGGCAACGAGCAGATGATGAAGACTGAATACCCAATCGTTCTAATTGAATGGGCAGACGCTTGTGGGGGCGACCCAGGCTGGCTCACGCTAGAAGAAATAGAAGATGACGGAGAAACACTGGTCCAATCAGTAGGTTTCCTAGTGCCACCAGATGACCCAGGTGGAAAGAAAGACCACATCACACTGCTTCAAACCTTCCACGAGGGTGACGGAATCAACCTGTTTTATATACCAGCAGGAATGGTTCGGAAAACAATTTTACTTTCTACTTGCATTTGACACAGCCCTACTGTATGGTGTTTTATACATAGCACATATGTACAACACAGAAGGAGGGGGAAACCCAATGACTTACGACAGGTATCGCATACCCAAAGAACCACACGGTTCACAAGAATGGCTCAACCAAAGATACAAAGACAAAGAAGGGTTCCGACAAATCTCTGCCTCAGCAGCAGCAGCCATCTACGGACTACACCCATTTGTCAAGCAAGACCAATACGCAGCCGAACTGCTATCAGGCGTAGCACCTACACCCATCACACCGAACGCTGCAATGGAAACAGGGAACCGTCTTGAAGACACCATCATCCATTGGGCAGGCGACAGACTAGGCGTGGACTTCTCCACACCAGACGAACTGTTCTGCTTCGCACACGACAATGGCGCACGACTCATCTCAACACTTGACGGATGGAACGAAGAAACCAAACACATCCTTGAAGTAAAAACGACAAGCCGTGAATACTCTGGAATGTTGCCTGACTATTGGCGTATTCAAGGAATCCAACAAGCCATCTGTTCAGATGCTAAACGAGTGACGTGGGCAATCTTTGACAACACTTTGCGCCTTACCATCGTGGAACAAAACATCACACAAGAAGAAATAGACGACCACATAGAAGCATCAGCAATGTGGCTCAACGCTATTGAACTAGGTATGACCCCACCAGGGATTACATACACCTACGAAACTATTAGCACTCGTTACCAACAAACAACTGCCGACCCTATTGAGTTAGACCCGTCAGTTACCGACCTAATCGCCCAACTCAAACACGTCAAATCTGAATTGGCTTCCTACAAAGATATGGAAGACAGACTGAAAGCAGAACTGTGTGACTTGATTGGACCGAATGAATCTGCCACTATCAATGGGGCAGTGGTTGCTACTTGGAAGGGATACAAGCGTGACTGGTTTGATTCCAAACGGTTCCAAGCAGAAAACCCTGACACATACGCACAGTATGTTAAGTCATCACTAAGCAGAACATTGCGTCTAAAGGGAGAATGACAATGGAATACACATCAGACATCAACAAAATAACAAGCATCCAAAATCTCAAATACAACACACCGAGAAAGGTAATACCAGTGGAAACACAAAACAAAGAAAAAGAACTACGCAAAGTAATGACAGACTTTGCCGTACCAGACCCAAAGATTGTTGGCAAACTACCCAAAGGTGGAATCCAACTTGACTTCGTAGGACACGCAGACATCACTCGCATCCTCATTGAAGTGGACCCGTACTGGTCGTGGGAACCTTGTGGCTGGAACAATGGTCGCCCTGCTATCCACGTTGAAAACGGAATCGCAACAATGTGGGGATGGCTCACCATTCACGGCAAAAAAATGCTAGGTGTTGGTTCAGTCAAAGCAGACAAGATGGAACTAGACAAAGAACTTGTTGGTGACTTCCTTCGTAACGCCTCTATGCGTTTCGGTATTGCCTTGTCTTTGTGGACTAAGCAAGAGTGGGAAGACCTGGGTGGCAAACCGACACCACAAAAGCAGGTGACAGGTCAGTATGCAAAGCCAGCACCAAAGGATGACACCCCAACAGAAGACACTCTTTTGACACCCCAACAGATTGACGGGTTCACTAAGGCTTGCACCAAAGAAGACTTGAATCCTATGACTATCTATAAAGCAGCAAATGTACGGTTTGGTTTCGCTAAACAGTCAGACCTTGCAGCGTTACGCAAAGCATTTAGCGAAGCAAAGAAAGCGAAGGAAGCAGAATGAGTGCGAAAAGAACTGTGGACCCAGAAGGCAAGTTGGCATCAACTCGTTTCTTAGGGTTGCGTGTAACAGTGGAACAGTGGACAACCATTGAGTTGCTGTGTTCAATGAGGCGAGTATCAAAGTCTGCTTTGTTGCGCCAGTTAGTTCAGGAGGCTTACGAAAATGTCCCTGAACCGTTCTAAGGGAACATCCTTTGAGACTTTGATTGTTCGTTCTTTACGCAATCTTGGTTTCCCATATGCTGAGAGGCGAGCCTTACACGGTCATCTTGATAAGGGTGACGTTACTGGTTGTGGTCCGTTGGTGTTTGAATGTAAAGCAGCCAAGAGGCACGAGTTGTCTGCTTGGTTGAAAGAAACAGAAACGGAACGCATCAACGCTAATGCTGATTATGGTGTGCTTGTTGTGAAACGCCAGGGTCACGGCACTGGTGAAGAACAGTACGCCATTATGAGGTTTGAAGATATGGCGAAACTGTTGAAGCAGGCAGGTTACTGATGGCTTCTCATATTCAGTTGGAAACAATCAGTAGAGAACTGTTTGAGTGTCTTATGAATCGTGTTTATAACGCATCAGATTTTGAACGGTTACAAGCACCATCAGACCGTGAAAGAAAAATCATTGACCAGTATTTAGAAATGAAAGAGGAAACAAATGGATAAGGACAGAGAAAAAAGGGACAGTGTTGCTTGGTTCAAGCGATACTTGGATTTGTTGGATGAACGGGACAGGTGGAAAGAGATGGCTCAGGAGTTATCTGTTCACGCTCAGAAGCACGACCACGATTATTTTAGAACGTGTGATGTGTGTCGTTTGCTGACTAAGTTTGTGGGGATGCAACGCCGTGGAAGATAAAGCAATGTTGCCACTGCGCTGTATCTGTGGCTACCAAAACAAAATTGACAAACTGAAATCAGATTTGGAAATAGCAGAACGCCGATTGACAGAACTTGGCAACAATCTTGAACACGCACTTAACGCTAATTATGAGTTGAGAAACAGATTGGGCAGACCCAATGATGGTAGATAGAGAAAAATGTGGGGCTGGTCACAGGAACCCTTATAGTTCTTGTGGCTGTCATAGTGCTTCGGAGCAGCCGTGTAGGTGGTGTGATTGGCATACCTACCACGGTGATTGCGAAGGCGAGGCAGATGATGGCGATAGGTAGCCAGCCAGAGGTCGGCACCACCTTTGCTATGTGGAAAGATATGACCGAACAAGACAGACAAGCCTGGTTCACCCACATCAGAACCAACTGGCAGCCCTACCTGATGGCAGGGTACGCCACACTGGTACACAACAAAGACAATCCCTACTACAAGGAGAGATGATGGAGATAGGTGGATACAACCCTAAGTTTGATTTCCAAACCGACCTGAGTTACGGTCACGAAGGGGAAGCCCAACTGATTGAATTCTTCAACGCTCTGAACAGGGCTACGGTGGAAGTCAAGGCTGATAGGTACAGGAATGGCAGGATGGCTGTTGAAACGCAGCAGAAGCCGTCTGGTGGGGTCTGGAAGGACTCTGGCATCAACGTGACAGAGGCAGAATGGTGGGCTTACAGGTTCGCACCTCAATCTTTTGTTCTCATATCCGTACAACGCTTGAAGAACTTTCTTAGATACAACTACGACAGACTAGAAAAAAGAAACTTCGCCCCAGACTCAGACAATCCAGCCAAAGGATTCCTCTTGTTCCCCCATCACGTTCAAGACCTACAAACAAACGAACTATACGACTAACTGCTAGACTCTTTTCGCTTAGAGAAATGGGAACGCAAGCCAACCCCCCAACAAGGAGGCACTATGCGCAAAATCATATTGACCACAATCTTGGTAGCAACAATCGCTACCACCCCAACCACAGTCCACGCTAAAAACGACAACACCCACAAGAAATACCACGGGGTACTTCCAGACGCTTACTACAATGCGCTTGGAACCTGTGAAACAGGGCTACCTGGCACGAACGAACCGAACTGGAACCACTCAACCCGTAGTTACACAGGTGGATTAGGGATTCACCGTTCAACTTTTCGCAGGTGGAGTAATCATTCCTCAGCCAAAGGTATGACCCCACAAGAACAGGTCAGAGTGGCAGACGCAATAGCGTTCAAGTCACACATTGAACCAAACGGTTCAAAAGTTTGGAGAGTGGGTCCGTGGGGGTGGGGTTGCTTGAAGGCTCGCAAATCCATCCAAAGATTTATCTGCCAATCACGCCATCCATTAGTACAAAAATGGAAAAGAGGATGTTAGAATGACACCAGTGAAGGGTATTTCATTACGACAAGAGTGGCACTGCCCCAACTGTGGCGTGACCGTAACAACCTTTGTGTCGTTACCTGAACCACCACAACACCCTTGCCAAAAACGGGCAAGAAGAATAATAAGTCTCCAACAAAAGAAGGAAGAAACAAAATGAACAACATCACAATCCACGGAACAGTCGGGCAAGACCCCGAACTGAAATTCAGTGCCAGCCAAATGGCAATCCTGACATTCTCAGTAGCAGATAACTACGGTAAAGATGACAAAAAGAAAACCACCTGGCACAATGTTGTTGTGTTCGGCAAGGTCGCAGAGAATGTGGCAAACAGTATCGCCAAAGGTGACACCGTACTTATCTCAGGTCGCCTTGAACAAGACGAGTTCACCAAGAAAGATGGCACAAAAGGCAAGTCAATGAAACTTGTGGCTGATGAAGTTGGTGTGTCTTGCCGTTGGAACGCTTGGGTGAAAGACCAGACCAGTCAGGTAATGGCACAGGTCGGCACGATTGGGAAGCAAATGCCAACCCTCTCTGATGAAGAACCATTCTGAGGATTGCTATAACATTTGTAGCAATCCCGATTTGGGCAGTAATAGTAAGCCACATTTTACAGTGGTGGTATGAAAGGAAATAGTATGAGCGAATACCCACTCAGAGTTTTATCATTAGGCGCAGGGGTACAATCAACAACGCTTCTGTTGATGATGCTTCACGATGAAATCCCCAGAGCAGACCACGTTATTTTCGCAGACACAGGATGGGAACCGAAAAAGGTTTATGAACATCTTGAACGCCTAAAAAAACTAATGGAAGAAGCAAAGATGCCGTTCCATATGGTCAGCAAAGGCAACATCCGTGAAGATTTCCTAACAGACGGCAAACGATACGCCTCTATGCCGTTACATATGATTGGTGAAGACGGGAAAAAGGGAATGGTTCGCCGTCAATGTACTGCCGAATACAAACTTGGTCCACTAATGAAAAAGCAACGGGAACTAGCAGGTCTAAAATCAGGGCAACGCTGTAAAGAACACCGTATTACTACCGTCATTGGCATCTCTTGGGATGAAGTTCAGCGTGTGAAAGACCCACAGTTCTCGTGGATACAACACGACTACCCACTGGTGGACAGAAGAATAACTAGACAAGATTGTTTAGATTGGTGTGCCGATAAAGGTTACGCCCTGCCACCACGGTCAGCCTGTATTGGTTGCCCATTCAAGAATGCTGATGAGTGGAGAGCGTTACGGGAAATGCCAGAAGAATGGGCAGATGCCGTAGAGTTTGATGAAGCGATACGGACAGTGCCTCATTTGGTGGCTCGGTACAGAGGGACACCGTTTCTTCACTCGTCACGGGTGGAACTAAGAAATGCTGACCTTAGAACAAACGAACAAAAAGGTATTGTGTCATTGTTTGACCAAGAATGTGAAGGAATGTGTGGCTTGTAATGGATTATAAAGAATGGTTCTCAATAGGTAGAGAGCAAGGGTTTATTAGCCCTGCTGTCTGCTCAACCCACGACGGTATCCCAATGTCAGACGAGGAGATGAACGAGTTTGACACGGGAAGCGACCCCTGTATCCACATACTGCGCCTCTACGAAGACAAACAGAAGCGTGACGAAGTGGAAATGAATGTCCCTATCTGGCGTGTATGAATACACCAGAGCGCACCCTGATTGTACGCACTGTGGCACAGTCGCTCGTGCCCTAATCAAATACAGCCAGCAGATACACGACACCTGCCCGTGTGTGTGTCACCGAAACAAAACAACCACAGCGTTGTTTGACCTACAAAAAACAAAACGAAAGAGGAAAAAATGATAATGGACAGACCAGACTGGCAAGAGAAAGCATCTTGTAGAGGTGTGCCGTCAGATGTTTTCTTCCCTGAAAACCCAGGTGGGCAAGACAGTGTGTACCGTCAAGCGTTACAGTTCTGCCAGCAATGCGAAGTCACCACACAATGCTTAGAGTACGCAATGTCGTATGAACAAGGACAGAAATGTAGGTTCGGAATGTTTGGTGGCAAAACCCCACGGGAACGCTACGCATTGGCTCACACCCCTACCCCTATCACGATACGCAAGTGACCCCCACGACTTCGGAAGGGGAGACAAAGCGTGAGGGTCAGCAAGATTGTAGCAGGCTATTCTAAAATCCGTATGTTGTAAGAGTGTTGCCACGACATAGAACAACTCTCGGCTTCTAACAATGCCCTCTCTCGGCTTGTGAAGGTGGCAGATTTTTTGGGGGATTTAGTCCAACGCCACACCTTGTCGTAATCCCACTGTAAATACTTCACGACAGTACCAGCGACCTCTAATGTGATTACATACCGTGGTCTTGGTTGCCGTCTGAATGTACGGGTGTACGGACATCTTTCTTTCTGTATGAAATGTAGCAACGCCCGATAGTTACGGGGTCTAGTCCTCATCAGGGGTTGTTGTTTCCTCAAAGATGAGGTGGGCATACATTGGAGAGGCAGAGTTGGGTGTGATGTGTCGTAGTTTTATAGCGTGGATACGGAACTGGTATGCCCCAATCATCTTGCTAGTTTTACGGGCGTAATCCAACAGAGACACAGGGGTTCTGTTCTCTCTCTTGTTACGACCATCAACCGTGACGACCTCTCTATGGCAAGGCTCAAAACTTGACAGGTGATACTCAATCTCGTATGTGCCGTTCATTGGTTGCCCCCAATCAGCAGACACCAATCCTCATACGCTTGTTCTAACGACCATAAAGTATTTAGGTATCTGCGTCTGCGTTGTTCGGCGTGGCTCTTGTTGGGGTGTTGTTCTATGAACCACCACCCGTCTTTTTGTTGTATGAATGTGAATGGTACGGTAATCGTGGTCATTCCCATTCCTCCACTGTGATGTCGTGAGACACATCAGTTACATTCCAACCGTAATGTTCCTGTAACGCCGTGGTCT